GCCTCTGGTTTAACTCATCTTGCGTATTTAGCCATTTATCTACTCCAAGCTGGTTCATTCCGCTAATCTTGCCAAGTACGTCCTGATATTCGGACAATCCTTGCTGACCTAAACTATTTAACTGGTTTAAATCATTCATGTCGCTTTTATTTAAACTGCTCATTCTTCCCCTAAGTACATCCTGCAACAGATTATTTCTATTGCCAAAACGGCTTTTAGCGATTCTATTAATAGCATCCTCGGTTTGCGATAAATGTGATTGCGATCCATAAGTACCTTTTCGCTCATGATCCATACTGATTCTTGCTTTCTCTGCTTTTAAAAGACGTTTTGTATCAGCATCAAGCTTATCTGCTTGTGGATCATAAATTGTAGGTAAATCGTTAATACTACGTGAGCCAATATTCTCTCGCCCCATTAACGAGCCATAAAGCTTATCTCTTTCTTCCCTTGAGGAATCATTATAATCATGACTTAAATCCCCTAGCAGGCGATGTGATACCGATAAATCTTCTGGTACATTAGCTAGTTGCTGGCCACTATAAGTAGGAGTAGGGCTATTATAAAGATTTAGCCCTTTTTCAAGCACTTTAACTGCTGCTGCCTCACCATAAGGCCCCATGTTATCAGGATTACCACCGCTATTTACTATATTGTACAAAGCCTTCATCTTTTGTTTTGGGGCGTTTAATTCTTCATAAAACCTATTCTTATCTGCTGAATTTGCTAGATGTGAATATATATGCTGCTGATTGCCAAATTGTCCCAGCATAGAGTTCAGTCCCGCTCTCTTTTAAATTCAGACTCTATCCCTTTCGCATCGTTACTTAAAGCATCTATACCAACACGGGATAAATCAAGCCCCTTGTTCAGGTTCTTGTCAAACTTATTATAAAACCCGGTTTGTCTACTACCGGTTCTATCTCCAAACTGTTTTCCCATCATCCTCCATCCGGTATTACCCACTCCTCTTTGACCTGATGAGAGTATATCTAGTAAAGAGGTCTTTTGCCCCTCATTAAAACCCTGCGGAGTTCTACTTAAAACACTGTTTGCTTCTACAGAATAAGGAGCGGGAGCGTTATTAAACTGCTCTTCAAGCGTTCGTTTCTTCTGCGTTAAAGAAGACATTGGAACACTAGTCTTTCCCCTGTATACGGGCGCCCCGTTACTTACCATTCGCCCTATATCACGATTAATTAAGCTAAGCGCCTGCTCTCGGAGGTCATTTAAGTTTTGTGTTTTCATATTATCCTCTTAAATAACTCTCTAAAGACTTTACTCGTGGCGGAAGATTTACTTTTCCTCCTCTCTTATGCCGGCGGATATTTTCACGGAACGCATCAAGCTTGCGTGCTCCAGCTGCATTATTACCATCTCCTAAATCAGAGACTGTAGATGCGTCAAACACATATTCGCCGTCGCTAAGCTTTGCATCAATTAAATCATCCTGACCGCCGGTATCACCGCTTAAATAATGTAGGGGGCTTGCAGGGTAATAAATTTCTTCTGTTAAATAAGAATAAGGACTACGGGCGCTCCCGCCGCCTTTCATTTTAATAGGCTTACCATCATCATCTGTATACTCAATCCAGCGACCGGTTCTTGCAAATTCCTCAGGTGATACAACGCGCCTGCGAACAGAACCCATGTTCTTTATATCTTCATCTAACTGCTTGTTTTTCCGCTTTTTTTGTAAATCGGCACGTGCGGTTTCCAGAGCTTCATCAGCTTCAACTTCAGCAATCGTCTTACGACTAGCGTTGCGATATCTTCTTTCTTCCTCTGCTATTTTCTCTGGACTTTTTGGTTTTTCTCTACCTAAATATTGAGCGGCAGTAGTACCAAGCGTTAGTAAATTCCCTGGTTGTGTTAGATAGTCTTGTAATTTATCGGTAAAACCCATATTGTCTTGTTTTTTCTGTCTATCAAGCATGTAATTATAATAGTTCTCGGTATAATCCCCGCTACTGACACCTAAACCTTGACCTTGTCCTCTGCCCATACCTGAAGAAAGTGCAGTTGCAGCGCTAAGTCCACCACTTACATAAGGATTACTTCCTCCAAGCCCAAATAATCCGCTACTACCGCCAGAAGTCCCAAGACCTAAGGCAGGTAATATTGCATTAGTAGTACCATAATTACTAAGACTAGAACCAAGAGCTGTAGCTCCGAGCTTACTTGCTCCCCATCCAAGCCCTGATGCCATAGATGGAAGAGCTGCGCCCATACCTGCTCCTTTTAAAGCTCCGCCGAGTGCGCTTTTACCTCTTGCTGCGTGCTGAGCTCCTTGACCGATAGCCCCTCCTATAATACCTCCTATTCCAGGCGCAATCATGTTACCGATAATTGCCCCAGCTCCACCTCCTATTACACTTTTTATTGCTTTAAAAGGCTTTTTCCAAAAACTGTACTCACGAAGCCCGGTAGCAGGATTTATAGTACCACTTCCTCCTAAACTTTTTAATATGTGAGCTTCAATAGGATTAATATGAGCAAGCTCGGTATCGCCGTTTCTGCCGTGTCTTCGGATAAGATCGGCAAGCTTCGGTAAGTCATCATCACCGACAGACCCTCCTTCTTTAAAAGAATACTGCACTCCTGTATTATCATAAGCATTACTGTAAGACATATTTGGATCACCATAACCTCCATCTTCATAACGAGAATCAGGCATTTGATTGTCGCCATTAGAAACTAGGTTATAAGGATCGGAATTATTATAAGGGTAGTTGTAGGTATTTAAATATGGATCGTAATTTTGCATTTTTGCCTCTAGTCTATAACAAAAATAAAAGCTTTATTTTTATTATAGCAGAAACAATCTTAATCCTTGTTTTTTCGTAAAAAGAAAAAAGGAGCTAAAAAGCTTAGCCCCTAAAAACAGAAAAAAAATGAGTAATTGATCGTGTGTTCACGTTAACATATTTTAATAAGCAAATCTAGGTGTATTTTCTAAACTTACGCTGCCTCTACTATGCTTTGCGAATAATTATATTGCTTGTTAATATACTCTATACAAGCCAGTTGCTTTTCTTCCTCTAAATCAGCAATACTCTCAACACCAGCTTTACTACACCACTTGTTTATTATCTCGCTTGATATGTTATGCAATTTAATAAGTTCTAGCAACTTTAAAAGTGTTTCGCTTGGTTCTTGCCTTGTTACTTCTTCCTCCTCTAGTACAACGTCATCGAATTTAATAAGTTCTATGAATTTGGCTAAAGTTTCGCTTGGTTCAGTATTTACTACTTCTTCCTCCTCTAGTACAACGTGATCGAGTTTGTTGCTTAGCATATCAGTTTTTGTCACATGTGTTACGTTCTTTTCTGGCATATCTACTACCTGATAGTCTTGTGCCTCTTCAACTGTTATCAAGCCTCCTAAAGCATCTGCAAACTTATCTCTAAGAGCAAAACCTCTAGCTCTCATCTGCATCATTCTTTTCGGATACTGAGTCCAAGGACCAGTCTTACCCCATAAACCAGCCTTTTTAGCATCTTCTATGCTAAATCTTACAGTATGCTCAGTTTGGTTCTTACGTTTTACTGTGCAAAAAACTGTATTTGTTTTCTCATCATACCACTCCTTGATATCTTCAAATGACGAATGTGCCTGTACAAGAGCAAGTAATGCGTCGCCATACACGGAGGGTTTGCCGTTAACAACCGCTATACTCTGCAAAGCCTGTATAGGCTTTAACCCAAGTTCAGCTCCCATCTGTACGGCAACCAGAATATCTGCTGCTTTACCCTGATAAGTTTTTGGCACCATAGCGCTATTTGCTATAATCGTAGCATACTCCATAGCTTCTTTTAAATTACTCGGTGTTAATAACGTTGTTTTTACTGCTATATTACTCATTTTCTACCTACTTAATTAAAAACATTCTTGATTGCTTACCCGTGTTTAGACATTGTTCGTATGCGTCCTTAAACATTTCCTTTAGTTTATTGACGTTAACAAGCGACCTTGGAGCAGTATTCTTCCACGTAGCTATTACATTCCCCTGAATGTCTATTAGCACGTCATAATCCTGCATAAACTCTTGAATTTCAACTTTTAACTTTTCAATAGTGTCGGCTATCTTACTTTCTTCTTCTCTAGCCTCCTTAAGCTCTTCCCATTTTTCCATAATGTTATCTTCCGCTACAATTTCTTGATAATTACTTTGTGGGAATAAGTTAAATGTATCCCTAGTACTCACACATTTAGGCGGTATCCTTTTTTCTATATGGTTATGCCAGAAGTTACAGGCTATCTTAATTAGCTTTTCCTCTAGCTCCTTATTTCTGTTATAAGTATAAATCCTAAAATCTTGACCGCCGATGAGTACTGCTATATCAACTTTTGGAACGTCACAGATAGCAGCATAATAAGCAACTTGTACCAGATATGACTCAGGGATTTGGTCAGTGCCTGAGTCGCCCCATTCTTTGCCCTTATTAAAGCCAGCTGTTTTACATTCTAAAATATGCGTTCCATTGTTTACCCATCTATCAATATTAGCTCCTAAAAACTTGTATTTTGGGTGATATATTGTATTTGGCTCTACTTCCACATCGTAGCCAGTAACTTGTGCATACTCCTTAGCGACAACATCCTCTAAGAGATTCCCCCACCTCATTGCGGCATTAGTTTCCTCTCTAATATCATCGCTGGTTTTATCTAAGTATACGTCAAGAGCCGTGCGGTATGGATTAAGTCCTGCTATAGCACCTAGATCACTCCCACCTATATAACTCTTACGCTCTCTTAACCATTGTTGTTTGTTCATATAAATAATTCTTTAGTTCTTTATTTATGTAATTCTTTAGTTATTTATTTAATAAATCAAATTTTAACTTATTTAAAAGTTCATCTAATAAACGAGCATTTGGATTTTTTTCAACATGTTCTTTATAGCTATCTTCCCGTCTTTTTACGTCTTGCCTACTTTTCCATTCGTTGTAAAATAGGTTTTCCATATCTACGTTCATATAATTACCATTATTTCTTTATTTATAACTTTCTGTATTAATAGTTTAATGTATTCCTATAAATATTTTTTTAAATTCTCAAATGTTTCTAATGTTTCTTTTTCAATTACAAGAAAATTATATTTATTAAATCCCTCAATAAATTGTAACAATAAATCACAAAAAGTTTTTGGAACTACTACCCATTCATTATTGGTTTGAGACTTAAGCCACATTGACAATTCGTGCGTATCTACACCATCAATTTTAGTAAATAGCAACCTCATAAACTCTTCTTTCGGAATAAAACGATCTTTTATTACTGACATCTTAAACCTCTACCCCCCTTGATTGTAAATAATAAGAGCGCAAGCTTTGATCATGTATGTAAGCATTATGCTCGGCTTCTTCTATTGCCTGCTCTAAAGCCACAAGATCATATTCGCTACTATCCCAATCTATACAATAGTCGTTTGCTTTCTCGAGTAAATACTCGTATTTATCAATATCAACCATTAATTGGTAGTAATTATCGCCATAACTTTTATAGGGAATGTTATAAAACATAGCTCTCTCAATCTGCTCCTCTATAAAGGCTTCTCTTGCTCGCTCGCCAATTCTAGCAAACGTTTCTTTGCTAGATGCTGATAATTCTACAGGTTCACTTTTGACCTCATGAAACTTAGGCTTATCCGTGATATTAGCAGGCAGCCGATCTATTATTTTTTCTAGATTTTCTTTGGATTGGTTTCTTTCTTCAAAAATTCTTATAGCCTCCTTCTTGGATTCTAAATTTTTTAGAACTTGTAAAGCTTCCTTTGGTGAGATCAACATTTGCCTCAAAGCTTCCTTAGCCTTGGCAACGCATGTATCTTCTAAACTCGGCATGGTAGATTCTAACAACTGATATCTTTTATCAATTATACCATAGCTGTTTTGACTAGTGATTTTGTCGTGATTTTTTCCACCTTGACATAAAGGTAGGGTTGAGATATTTTGCATATATACCTTCTTCTCAATTTGGGTTATTGAAAGTAAGAATTATTAGGTCTAGAAAACAAAAAAATTCTTACGACATATAAGGTTCTTAAAACGTCTTAAGTTAGTAACTTAAGGCGTTTTTTTATTGCCTTATGAGATGAGTATAGAGGGGAAAAATAATAAAGTCAAATGTTTTTTGTATAAAAAGTCAGTTTTTTTTATTAAGCAAACCTTCTTTATATCTTTCTATTAATTCTATAGCTCTATCTTCATTAATAGCATAAACATATATACCATCTTTTTTCCTTTCTACAAAATTACGAGATAATAAATTTTTAAGAGTAAAATTAACTGTCTGCTTTTTAAAACCCATAACTTTTTCTATTTGTTTTGCAGTAACGGGATAATCAGAGTTAGCGATAATACTTAACACTCTTTTTTGACCTGATGGTAAAATATCTGAGTTTTCTATTGCTTTTACTAACATCGTTTTTTCTTTTGCTTGTTTAACTATCATAATTTATGTATTTTTCATAAATAGTCAATGAAGTAGTAAGTTTTTATTGACTTATAAAATAAGTTATTTAATGATTGTAACACAATTTTCAAGATTCAAAATCTATATGGAGGGGGTAAGAACAATATGTAACTGAATTTTTTAATAGAGTGGAAGCGGCATTTTTTAAAGAGAAACACCAAAAACTCATGAACTTTTACCAGTTGTGAGAATAGGATAATATTACCTAATAGTCAAGTGTTTTTTTTTAAAAATTTTAATTACTAACAATTTTTAAGGAACATGACAAAATTAAAAATAGAAACGGAATCGTACCCAGACCAGCTATGCAAACTCTACTCATTTAAGGAAAAAAAAGATCGTTATCGTAAACATTATTTACCTTGGGATAAGATAAATAGAGCTAATAAAAAGGTTAAGCCAGTACGTCAAAAATCTTTTTTTCTTAGTAGCCCCGCCAATAAATTACTTAGTGCAGTTATGGGAAAACTAATTAAAGGGGAAAGAGTACTCCTAAATCACAAATATATTTCTACTTTTACATTCGTTGAAAGAAGACAGAATGTAAGAATTATTGAGGAATTAGAGGATATATTAAATATTACCTATCATAATTCTATTACTATTGATGGTAAAAAATATCGTTATAGTTATGAGTTCGCTCATAAGGAGCAAAACCTTGGAAATACTGCTTCTGTAGAAAATTCTGTCGAGACTTTTATGTCCCGACAAAACGATTCTCTCTATATATATGAAAATAATAATATTGAAGATATAGATCTGGAATCTAATTTTTTACAAAATTCTGAAAATAGTCAGTCGACTACAAATTGTCACCTACTGAAAATACAATCGCCAGAAGTTAAAACTCCTCAAATTGAAACTATAAGATTCAAAAAACGAGTATCTAACGAGCGGAAAAAACCGACTAATGCCGAACGCAGAGCAAGAATTTATCGTTTTAACCAGTATAAAGAGCCGCAAGACCTAAAGCACCATTACCCGTTAACTAAGGATGATGGAAGCAAATTACAAACCCTTTCAGGGCGAGACTTTAGCCTAAATGCAATGAACGAAATACTTCTTTCAATGTCAAAAAGACGAGATAACAGCTTTTGCTCGAAAGCACAGTTTATGGCGTATTTCGGCAAGTGTCTGAAGTACGAGATGCGGGATGCCGTCAAAACCGGCAATGATAATTTCTGCATAAAAGCTAATATTCCCAAGGAGGAAGCTCCAAGAAAAACTAAGATATTTGGAGAACAGGAGCTAAAGGCATATGACCTAGAGAATAGAACTACAAAAGGCTTTGAGCAGATATCGTGTCTTGAAATACTGGACAAATTGCAATTTAAAAATTCAAATAATAATTAAGGAGGTGATATGAGTGTAAATCCAATCAAATCTATTAAAAACAATTATAAACACTTTAAAGCCATTATTGGCACAGTCAGCGAAGAACTTGATTATTTTGGGGAATCTAAGGCAGTGCTGTCGTTACACAAGGTGTATTTAAAAACTAAAAGTGATAAACCTGTTGCCGATTATGTTATTATCAACAAAAGCAAAGTAACTGAGTCTTTATTTGAGATAGCACGTCAAGGTCTAATCAATCAGGCAATCTCATTTTACGGCAAGATTCTTGATTATAAGGAAGTGCAATTATATGAAGGTATGAAGTTTCTTCAAAATGAATCTCACTGCAAAATTGGATATATTAATGAACCAATAAGAAAACTGAATTAATCAATGGAACGGCGAGAACCTATGATTAAATTAATGAATAACACAAGGTCATTATATTAATTTTTGAGATAAAAGGCAATTGGTTTAATGCTTAATTCTCGTCTTGTGGATCGTATGTATCCTCTCCATACAACCTAGTAATTTTACAGAATTACTACTTTTTAGGTTGACAAATTACTTCAGCACTAGTATACTAAAGGGATACAAGTAAAGAAGTAAAAGTTATGAACATTATACAGATATTCAAGCAATTTCCAACGCAAAAAAGCTGTATTAAACACTTGGAAAAGTTACGCTGGGGTAAAACTCCTGTTTGTGTCTACTGTGGTTCTACTAATACCAATTTACTAAAAAAAGAAAACCGCCACCATTGCAACGGATGCCGGAAGTCTTTCAACGTAACTGTTGGTACAATCTTTCACGGCACGCATGTACCTTTGCAAAAATGGTTTTTACTTATTAGTTTAATGCAGAATGCTAAAAAAGGTTTATCATCACTACAAGCAAGCCGTGATATTGACATAAGCCAAAAATCAACATGGTCAATGATGCACCGCATTCGTAAAGCTATGAGTAACGATAACAGCTTGCTATCAGGTATTATTGAGATGGACGAAACATATGTGGGCGGTAAGCCTCGCAAAGAGAATAAAAAGGACGATGACGATGAGAATAATACACCAAGCCCTAGAGGTAGGGGAACAAAGAAAACCGCCGTTGTCGGTATGGTAGAAAGAGGCGGAAATGTTAAGGCTAAGTCAGTTACTAAAAACGAGCTTAATTTTTTAGACTTCTTAAAAATGATTAAGAAGAACATTAACGTAGCAGAAAGCTTACTAGTTACGGGCGAGTATAAGGCTTACAATAGAATGAATAAGGTAATCCCGCATTACAGCGTTAATCATAGTAAGGAATATGTTAAGGGTGATATTCACACAAATACTATAGAAAGTTTTTGGGCTATCCTTAAGCGTGGTATTATGGGACAGTTCCACTGGGTAAGTAAGAAACGTCTTAACGCTTATATTGATGAGTTTTGCTATAGGTACAATACAAGAGAGATTGACGGCTCTTTAGTTCTTACAATGACCCTAGCCAATATGCTTAGTGTTAGAAGATAGTTATTCTTTAAGATTAGAACTATTATTTTCAATAATATCGAGCATTAAATCCATCGCGGCATTTACTACACCAAACATTCTTATCATATTTTTCATAGTCATATTAACTTCAGGATGTATAATAGGGTTTCTATATATATTTTTGATAATTCTTAAAATACTAATTAATTCGCTATCTTGGTTTTCAATTTTTTCTAGTGCATCAATATGGCCACCAATATTTTTAATGTTGGCTACTACATCTTTGTCAGAAAATACTTCGTGATATCTAATTATAACGACTTCAAAAATTCTCATTAGATAAAAAACACAGGCATCAGGTAAGTCAAAGGCAAAAGCTCTACCAAATGCTATTAAATCACTTTTAGTATTTGGTAATATTTTCAGTAAACACAAGGAAAAAAGATTTTCTGGAAAATACAATAATACATCCAGTCTATATGGACCCTTAGAGGTTGGTGTAAAAGTAGTTTGATAATTGAAATTATTTTTTAGTAAAAAATCTAACCCTAAAGCAGATTGACTAATCTGATTAATTGTCTGGATATCAATTATATCTGTCTCTAATTCTTTACAAGATTTAAGTTGATCAGATAATTCTTTTACATTAAGGTATACTGAACCTAATTCAAAGGTGTTCGTCAAATTATCTAATAAATTGATTGTAAAAGAAAAAAGATTGATCAATTTGTTTTTTTCTTGTTCACCTGTTAGCAATGACAATAAATAAAGATTTTTACCTAAATCAAAAATATTATTTATATTTATTAATATCATTTTTTTCTGTATTTGATTATTTAAAACCATTATATTTACCTGTTAATTATTTTATCAACCTAAAAAGTAGTAATTCCGTATTAAAGTTCTAGACGTTTAATTGCCCTCTGGCGGAGTTCTCCTGTAGGACTGATGTACTGATATAGTGTATTTCTTGTGATCTTCAGCTCTTTGCACAAATCACCTACAGAAGTATCACGATTTTTCATAGCTACTTCAGCAAGGCGCACTTGTGCTTTACTTAATTGAAATTTCCTACCACCATTCGTACCTCTAGCACGAGCTGCGGCGAGTCCTGCTTTTACGCGCTCGCTAATTAAATCACTTTCAAACTCTGCAAGCGATGCAAATATTCCAAAAGTTAAACGTCCTGCAGCGGTAGTTGTGTCAATATTAGCTCCTTGTCCTGATAAAATACGAAAACCGATATTCCGCCGAGTAAGATCGGTGATAGTTTTGACTAAGTGTGAGAGATTACGCCCTAATCTGTCAAGTTTCCAGACCACTAAGACATCATGTTCTCTCAAGGATTTTAAACAAGCCTCTAATCCCGGTCTTTTATCATTTCTACCTGAGGAATAATCTTCGTAGATATAAGGCTCTTGTACGCCGTGTGCTTTTAGAGCATCTAATTGGAGATTTGTTGTTTGAGAGCCGTCTGCTTTTGAGACTCGCATATAACCGACAAGCATAATATTTGTAATTTTTCACCTGTTTAAATAACAACTCAATTAAAACATGTATTTTTAAATAATGTGTCGTTCATTATATCATTTATTCAATGTATTGTAAACCTATTATCAAATAAATGGCAAATTGTGTAAAACTTGTCTTTCAACTGTACGATTTTTTCGTACTTTCGGAATTAAGAAAATCGCAAC